TATGGTGTTGACTGTGGACTATTATTGAATACGTGATTTATAATTAGGTCACGTGTGAATGCTTTTGCTAATATTTCTGCTTGTCTATCGCCGTCAACTTGTGCAACATCTTGTTCCCAATATGTTCTTGAAATTCTTGTTGTTTCTTCGTTACCTGTGTATCTTAAGTCATGTGACCATGCGTCAATATTATAACCTGTATCTCTTTCGCATCTTGCTGAATCATATGTATAACCAACAAAGCCAGTTGCATTATCTGCAACTTGTTGAGCAATCCATGCCGCAACTTCTTTCTTAATAAAATCTTTGTTAGTTGTAAGTAGTGCCCATGCATTTGGATATGTATTATCGTTTAATCCTAATCCCGGGTAAAACTTGTAATTATAAATCTTTTTCTTAGCCATTCTCTATGCTCCAAATGCTACCGCTAAAGCTGTTGCCGTTGCGTCTACATAACCTTTACTTGTTGCGTGGGTGCCTACAGTAGGCTGATTAGTTAGTACCACGTTGTTTGCGATATTTACATCGCCTTTTACTGATGCACCATTCATATTTATAGTCGATGCTGTACTATCCGGATTAGCCGCCATGTCAATTGTATGTACTCTAATCTGTGATGGAGTATTATATCCAATTTCTACGTTGTCAATACTACCTGGGATAGCACTAATGCTGTTAATTGTTAGTCTACCGTTGATTACTGATAATGCTGTATTACCTAAGTAGTTAACTTTGAAAATTCCGCCTGTTACAGCAAGACTTTCAAAACTATTTGATACCTGTGTGCCGGTATCATCGCCGCCATCGTCTTCTGGTGGAACATAAGCAACAAACGGTTGACCATTAAGCAAAATACTTTGAACATCGATTATAGGCGTAGTCAACTTACCAGCAGTATCAACTGTAAAGTTTGGACTTTCAAATCCGTTTTGTGCTTGGAATTTATCGTTTATTGTTGCCATTTACTTCTGCTTCCTTAAATTGCACTTATCTGTTTAATTGTAATAGTACCTTGCATTGCACTATGAACTGTACAAACATATTGATAGTTTCCGCTTATGTTTGAAGGAATTTTCCAATATAGTGTACCACTTGTTTTACCTTGTGCTGACGATCCTGTTGTTTGTGTTCCGTCTAATGCTACGTGTACTAATCCGTTATCGTATTGTGATCCGCCACTTGTTTCAATTTGGAATGGATGACTTGATAGGTTAGATAATTTAAATGCAATAGTTGCTCCTGATAAAGCATAAATTGTTGGATCTTCTGTATTACCATACTGATCAAATTTATATCCGTTACTTGAATCTGCTGTAACAACAAGAGTTGTAATTGCAGGATACGCAATTTCATCTAATGTTGCACCTGAGTCTACCCAGTTAGTTCCATTATATACAAGTACGTTACCTGTTGCCGCTCCTGTTAAATCTGTATCAGTTAAACTTGCAAACGTTGGTGCTGTACCATTAATTGTTACAGTATCTCCTGCAACTGATGTAGTAATGTTTGTACCACCTGCAATAGTTAGTGTATCAGTTTTACTATCAGCTTCTGCTAATCCAGTATCTGCTTGTACGTTACTAAATGCGTTTTGGTTAGCTTCTCCACTTAATGCATCGCCACTGTAGTTAATTGTTACAGTGTCTCCAACGATACTAGTTGTAATGTTTGTACCACCTGCAACTGTTAATGTGTCTGTTTGTGAATTTGCTGTAGTTGTACCAGTGTCAGCATCAACTGTTTGGAAAATATTTTGTAATCCACCTGCCGCTGGTGTAACAAACTCAAATGTTCCGTTACCGTTTGTTTTTAAATATTGTCCACTTGAACCGTCAACAATACTTAAATCAGTAATTGATGTTGGAATAGTTGGCTTGTTGTTTAAGTTATTATAGTTTGTAAAGTATGCACTGTCAAAACCGTCTAATGTGTCAGCATCTGTTCCGCCTCCACCTGATGCAGTATCAATACCTGGTGCCCATTTAGCACCGTCCCATTTTAGAACATTACCAGCTTGTGGTGCTTGGCTAGTAGTATCAACATCTGATAAACTATTAATATTTCCTATGTATGCAACAGATTTAAGTGGGTCAGTGTAATTTGTAATGGCTCCTGCACTTGCATCTAATAATAATTTACGCCATGCTCCTGAGTGTGCAACATAAACTGTTCCACCTTCATGAACGTGAAGCATTGCACCATGATATGTGCTTGTGCTAATTGCATTCATTTGGTTCAAAGTTGAAGCATGAAATGCTACTTTGTTAATTTTGTTATCATCGTTTGGAACATCAAGTTCTAAACTTGAGTTCACAATGTCTTTAATGTTTGTGCCGTCGCCTAACGCACTATACAGCTCATCGACGTTAGCATTAACCTTAGTAGCACCTGCTCTAAGACTATCACCAGTACCGTCATTTGCGGCTGTACCTAAGTTAATTGTTGATTTTGCCATTCCTTACACCTTATCAAATGTTATGTTTGTATTATCGAAATACGTATTTGTTGCATCAAAAGTATTTATACCATCTGACTCCACACTGGATGTCTCTGCGACTATAGCTGGAGGAGTTAGCTGATGTATTGCTTTTGCATACGTAGCATGGAAAATTAGCTTCGCTCCTGCATATATATTTGACGTAGGGCTTGCATTAATTTTGCAAACACTTTGATCTACTGTTACAGATAAGTTAACTAATTCTTGATTAATACTCGAACGTCCAAAGATACTAGCAACAGCTCTATCTGGTCTTGCAACTACTGAGAGTTGCATAATTTCTTTTTCGTTTGAGTCAAATTCTACTGTAATTTGATATACTGCACTGCTAAATTCGCCTACATGAAACGAGTCTACTACAGTATTATACTGTACACCTATCCAGCTACCTCTGTAGCTAAAACTAGATCTGTCTGGCAGACTAATTGTATTATTGGGTCCTTTGCTGAAAAGATTTGTCAGAAGTTTATTCATTGTTCATGCTCCATATTGTATTTATCGTTTTACAAAGATATGTAACAGTACAATTTATGTTAAATCTACTAGGCTATGAGCAAACTGGCTAAGATTATCAAATGTTTCTGTTTGTTTTTTTAGCTCTTTATTAGCAAACGTGTTTAATTTTTTGCTTGTTTCAACACCATGACCTGTACGTACTAATACAGGCTTTGCTTTTGCTTTTATAGCCGCTTTAAGATCACTAATTTTATCGCCTACATATACGCCATTTTTCCAATTAACCCCAATTTCGGCTGATGCTCTTTTAAACATACCTATATTTGGCTTAGCATACACATCATCTTTAAAATTAGTAGTTGCATAGTATAAGCCGTTAATGCTTTTACAGCCAATCTCGCCTAATAATTTAAGCATATGATTGTGTACTACATCTACATCTACTTCATCGCATATACCTTTAACTATGCCTGCTTGGTTAGTAAGTATAACAACATCGTATCCTTTGTCACGTATCATCTTAACAGCTTCTAAACTGCCTGGAATAGGTTTAAACTGCTCAGGCTTAGTAACATAGTCACCAATATCTTCGTTAATAGTACCATCTCTATCTAATCCAATTACAGGTGTACTCATGTTAAGGTCTCCATCTATCATCCGACCATCCTATTTTATCTGAATTAAACCATTTAAGGTCCTCATGATATAATGGATGTTTATCTACTAATTGCTCTTTCCAAACTTCTACAAAATCTTTTGTTTCTTGATTTAACTTTTCAACATGAGTTTCAACAAATTCAGCCGCTTCATGTGTAAATGGATGAAGCTCAGGTAAAAGCATATGCTTATGTTCTTCTTTCCTACTAGGTACACTCAACGGTCTTGTTTTAAAAAACTCTTCGTCTGTTCCAAATCCTAATGCATTAAGTATAGGAGGACAATTTGTTGCAATATCATTTTTATATGCTTCAAGAACTGCTCCTACATCTTCTAGTTCTAATTTTGGATTTTTTTGGTTAAATTCTTTAGGTGCTTCTTCCCAACCTTCAAATGGATCTCTAAACGCTGTTGAATGAACTTTACAACCTATAGCATCTAGAGCCTTATGAGTTGCACTTATTGTAGCACAATCACGCATAGTACAATGCATAATATCTGCCCATATCCAAGCAGATTCATATCTAAAATTATTTAATACAAAAGGCATGTCATCAGTAACAGTATACTGACCAAAGTTGCCTGGTGTCCACCAACCTCGGCCCATATGATACCTGTCTTCACGGAACATACTAGACCATTGTAATAAGATTACATCGTCTTTGTTAAACTTATGAATTGTGTTTGCTTCCCACAAACGCATGTTAATATATTGATTACCTGCACCACTCTTAGCCCAATTAGAACCTTCGTAACCTTTTGTTCTATATTGATGAATTAGAATATCTGCCCATGTAGGATAAAAATATTGTGTCAGACTGCAACCAAATGCAAATATTCTCATGTTAGTCTCCGCAGTAATTGTAACATTAATTTGTGCGGTATAGTTTTTGATTGATCAAACTGGAGTTTGTGTTGTATAGAATTTTCAACGTGTTGTTTTGCACCTTCAGGCATCATCTCATATTGTTTTAAGATACTTTCGTTATTAAATAAACCTAAACCATGCATTACTATAGCATAATTATATTCGTTAAACAAAACTTTCTTAGTGTAAGATGTCATATCATCAACTGTTGGCATGCGTTGTTTCCACATACGCAAATTTTTATCTAAACTATCTGGTATAGGTGTTTGTGATACTGCTTTCCAAAAAGGTGTATCATTTCTTTCAGTAATATAATGTAACGCAATAAAGTCTCTAATGTTGTCCATAATAGCACCAACCTCTAAATTATATCGGTCAATAGTATCTTTGTTGTAATTAATAATACGTTGTGCTAATAAAAAACTTTGATTAATGCTGGTTCCGATCGAACTTGCTTCTAATGGTTCAACAAAACTAGCACTAAGCCCAATGGCACATACATTACCTATCCACGGACGATCTAATGCGCCTGGATCAAATTTAATATTTTTTGCAACTTCGACACCGTGTCCTAGATAGGATTCTGCTTCACGCTGTGCTTCTTCTGCTGTAATAAAGTCGCTATCAAAAATATATCCATTACCTTTGCGTCCTTGTACAGGAATACGAAACAACCAACCAGCATTCATTGCTTTTGCAAGTGTCCATAACGGTATTTCATCTTCTTCAGGAGTAGGAAATACAATGGCTTCTTTCATTTTAAGATACTTACTATAACTTTGCCATTCTGCTCCAAGTTTTCCAATTAACAACTTAGAAAATCCTGTGCAATCAATATAGAAATCATATTTGTAACGTTCTGTTTCACTTGATATATAATCAACATTATTTGATTCAGTAACAATTACATCTGTAATTTCATCGTCAATAACATTACACCCCATCTCTTGTGTTTTTCTTGTTAAGAAGTCATTTAACTTTTTAGTATTAAAATGGTATTGACTTACTCCTGTATCATTAGGACGTTCTTCCATAAATTTACTAAATGGTGTCATATTATCCCAAAGATAATCTCCGGTTAAGTCTCTCGGGTCAACATTTTCTCCAATTAACTTTGCATATGCAATTGGTACACCTAATTGATCTGATACAAAAGGATCATGTACACTTTGTAAATAAGGCTTAGATGACCAATCTTCAAACATAATACCTGTTTTAAATGTTGCATCACATTCATTTATAAGTTCAGAAGTTTGTATTCCAACATAATCCATAAACACTGACCAGTGTTCAGTTGATCCTTCACCAACACCAATAGTTCCGATCTTTGTAGAACGTATTACATCAATCTCCAATGAAGGATAAGTGCGTTTAAGGATAAGAGCTGAAACAAATCCTGCTGTCCCACCGCCAACTACTGCAATTTTAAGTTTTTTATTATTCATCAAGAGTATACCATCCAGTTACAATGTACTTAACGCCTTTATAGATAGGATTGCCTCGATGTGGATGTGTAAACGATGTAGGAAAGATAGATAACTTTCCTGGTTCAGGTTTAATTTTAACTCCTTGATAAAGGAATTCTGTTTCGCCGCCTTCTTCTACACCATTTAAGTAAACTGTATATGCTAATATACGAGATGATGAACTAAGGTCTGCATTTTCTGAATGCCATGCATGATAACCTTGATGTGGTAAAGTCTTTTGCACACTCATTCCTTTGGGTGAATGTTGCATAACTGCACCAAGACTTTCATACTTACTTCGATATTTCTCTGTATAAACTTTGTTAAGAGTAGAATAAAAAAATTGGCACAAGTCTTCGTCAGCATGATACCTTGAATTGTGGTTAGCCCAATCCATCATAATGCGTTCGTCTTGATTTTTCATGCTACTTTCTAAATTTGTAAACTGATTAGCTGACATTTCTTCGAATCGTTTAATTATTTGCTTACACCAATCAATTGGAAAAGCATTTGGATATTCTTCAACGCCGTCGTAATTACCTTCCATGTGTTCTCCTATATAAAAAATTGTTGATTTAGTCTATAAACATTATCTGTAAACATACCAGGTTTGACATATGCAGAGTGTAGCATTGCCTGATTATATAAAACCATTCTATTAAATTGCATTGGGACCATTCCAATCATTTCCCAATCATGTATACTATCATTAATGTAACTAGTTACAGGTAATCTACCTTCAACATCATATGTATGTGTTACAGTTGGATCGCTGTAAAATGTGCGGCCACCAAATGTATAGAAACTTGTTCCGCCTGCACACTCATTTTCGTTGTTTAAGTATATTGTTGCGGCCAAATTATGCCCGCTTGTATTATCCATATGAGGACAAATTGGTGGAAGATCATTAGTTTGCATAACGTTTACCATAAATGTTGCACGTTTAAAACTTTCCTCCATAAAATTTGAAGGATAAAAGTTCATTACTTCTGGAAAATACGTTCTACCTAATTGATCAAAGATCCAGGCCATACTATCTAGTTCGTAAAATGCATTAACTCTCCAAGCAGGATTGTTTCCTCGTATTCTTTTATTACGAGATGCAGGAATATCTAAAGCTAACTGTCTTACTAGGTACGGATCTTTGTAAAAATTATCAACTACTACTACACTTTGCTTTGTTGGACCAAACTTTTGTAAAGTTACACTATAGTCTGGATTAATTTCAAAAACCTGATCTTCGTTAATAGTATTTTTATGCATCTTGCTTCTCCTTAATAACAAAGTTAGCACTTATAGTAGCCCTTACTTGTTTACTCTTGTTGTCTGACACATAATGTCCAAGGTTGCTTGGAAAGTAAATTATATCTCCTTCTTCACAAGGAGGTGTAATTCTATTATTGTACTTAAATGCCTTAGAAGTCAAGCTAGGTAGGCCTGTTTGGTGAAAATAATCATATGTGTTATTATGGAATACAAAATTTCCGCTATTAGGAGGCGTCTTAAGCATGTAAGCACAACTGATATGTGCAGGGCCAGCATGATTATGAATTTCTTGGAACTGGCCTGGTTGATATCTATTAACCCAACACTCTATTTGATAGTCTAATGGAACATCTATTTCAAATACTTCTAAATACTCGTTCAATCCTTCAACAGCTGATCTAATAAACTGCTTGAATGGTAAATTATTTGCTTGTGAGTTACCATATGTTGTATCTACGTTACTATACCATGTTGGTACTTTATTAAAATGAGAGTCTTGTTCAAGAACTTCTTTAAAATCTTCTTGAACTTTGCTGTGTGCTTTGAGTAGTGTTTTATAAACTGGTATGCCAAATAAATGTATATTGGTGCTCATTAGTTCTTCATTTCTATCAATTTACCGTATTCAGGTAAGTAGCAATACTCCATTTCACTGTTATAAAGTGTGCGTACAGCGTCATCGAGTGTTTCAACAAGTGGTTCTCCGCCCAAATTAAAGCTAGTATTAAAAATAATTGGAACTCCAGACTGTTTATAAAACTCTTCGATAAGCTCATAGTAGTGTTTATTCTGTTCTTTGGTCACAGTTTGAATTCTACAAGTGCCATCAACATGAATAATGCTTGGAATCTTTTCCGCAATACCTTCTTGGCAATTCATTGCATACATCATATGCGGACTTTCTTCTAATCCACGCATGTCAAACCATTCATGTGCGTAGTCTAACATAATTGTGCCAGCAAATGGTCTAAAATATTCTCTACGTTTAACTTTGTTTACGTAATCTTTTCCATCTTCGATAGTTGGATCAAAAAGTATACTTCTATTACCTAATGCACGTGGTCCGTTTTCACTCTTGCCTTGGAACATTGTAACAATATTTTTATTTCTAATTAATTCTACAACCTTAACATGATCTGCGTCAACAACACTTGCACCATATTTTTCAGCAGTATCTTTAATTTCTTTAATATCGTAATTATAAGTAAAACCTTCGTAGATTGTTTCAGCATACGAACGTACAGTTTTATCTTTTGTTGTTTGATGGTACACTAATAAGGCCGCACCAATTGCTGTTCCTGCATCACTAGATACTGGTTCAACATATAACTTAATACCTTCTTTGTTTAATTTATCAAGGTACCAGTAGTTTGCAACACAGTTAAGTGCATAGCCGCCACTTAGTACTACGTTTTTATTACCGGACATTTCAACTGCTTTAAAAATAAGGTTTAATACTTCTTGTTGTGATCCTTCTTGCACAGCATATGCCATGTCTCGACGGTTTTCTAGTGTAGTTAAGTCTTTTTTGCTTTCTAATACATCTTGTGATGTTTCTAAATACTCATATTTGCCTTCATTTACAAGAGCCGCATTTGGATATGTAGGAATAATTACATTTCTATCACTTGTACGCCACTTACCACCGTTGCTGTCAGTATAAATTGGAGGAATATTTAAATTCTTTTTACCATATGGAGCAAGTCCCATTGTTTTACCTGCTTCAATAGGCTGAAATCCACAATATTGTGTTACTGCTTCATATGCTTTTGTAATACCTGCACTATCATCTAATATAAGTTCATGAAATCCTTCTTCTCCTTCACGCTCTGAAGGAATATACGGAATGCGTGTTCCTGGATAAGGTCCATTTCCGCCTTGGTGTTTGTATAAAGTTTTAAAAGCATCAGGATATGCACAACTAAAAATACTTTCACATTCCCATGTCATATACTCTTCATTAAACAGTCCTGTATTAATATTCATAGGAATAAAG